ACTCTCTTTTATGTATATACATACCCCACCCAACTGTCTCTACACTCTTTCCCTACACGACGCTCTTCCGATCTAAGCATTTAATCAACGGTATGGTGATACTAAAGCTGCATTGACCAAAGCAGTTGAAGAAGGGGATACTGAAGCTCAAGTAAATTTCCAAGAGCAGATGGCAGATATGCGTGCTGCTATGCGAATTGCTGATTTACAAAAGCAACAGCGTGCTCAGCGTGCTGCTTCCCCAACAGTTGGCAGAGCTCAACAGGTTGCACAGAATCCAGCACCTAAAAAAGCAATGGATTGGTGGGAAAAGAATCGTTGGTTCAATTCTGCTGGTTTTGAGCGAGAAACTGCTGCTGCAAGGTCTATAGATGTTCAGCTAGATATAGAAGGATATGACAAAGATTCTGACGAATATTATGACGTTCTTAATAATCGTTTACAAAAAGTGTTTCCTGAGCTAAACTCGGGATCAAGTCCGTCTAAGACAAGAACAAAAAGTAGACAACCAGTTGCGCCAACTACAGGCGGTTCATCTTATAAGGGCAATAGAGTGCGTATGTCGCAGGAACAACTTAGGATGGCTCGTGAACTTGGAATTACAGATGAATCAGGTCTTAAAAAATACGAGGCTGAAATCAGAAGACAGCAAAGGAGCCAGTCATGTCTGAGAAAAGAAATGTTCGTGCGAACGAAACTCGAACTTCCACCAGAGATGAGCAATCTCGCCCAGATACTGCGTGGAAACCACCATCATTGTTGGATGCTCCAGAACCTCGTCCAGGATACACCCAACGATGGATTGCTACCTCGATTCAGGGTAAAGACACCCCAGATAACGTGTATAAACGTATGCGTGAAGGCTGGGAACCTCGCAAAGCTGACAGTGTGAAAGAGAAGTTGTTTCCGACTATCAATCACGGTCAGTGGGCAGGATCAATTGGAATTGAAGGCATGTTACTTTGTGAAATGCCTGTTGAAAAACGTGAAGCTCAAAAGGCTTACTATGAAAACAGGAACATTGAGCAAAATGAATCAGTTGTAGGCGAACTTGATGCGATAGGACGAAACAATGGACAACCGATCTTTCAAGATAGGAAGTCTTCAGCGAGCCGTGGCAGACCACTGTCTGCTATGGATGATTAAAACTTTAACGCTAAAGGAGCGAAAATATGGCTAATGCAGATTCAGCCTTTGGGTTTGTCCCAACTCGCCACATGAGCGGTAATGCACCAAGGACTAACAAGTATACTTGTGCAAGTGAATTAGCAGAGAACATCTTCAAAGGTGATCTTTGTATTATCATTGCTACAGGACTTGTGACTCCACATTCAGCAACCGAGGTTAATAACATCGGTGTGTTTGATGGGTGTAGTTACACAGCAAGTGATGGCTCATACGTTTACAGTGAATACTGGCCTTCAGGCACAGTCGCCACAGATATAATTCTTTATATCTATGACGACCCATACACTGTATTCAAAGTTCAATCCGCAGGATCTCCTGCACAGACTAACATTGGTAATTGTGCTGATGTTGTTGCTGGAGCAGGTTCGACCACAACAGGTCAATCTGGGTTTGAAATTAGTGGAACTATGGCCGCAGGTACAGCTACCTGTAAGATCATAGCTCTTTACGATGCACCAGAAAATGCTTTTGGTGCGAATGCCGTCATGGAAGTGCTAATAAACGAGCATCTTCTAAAAGACAGCGCAGGCATATAGGAGGGTATGAACAATGGCTTTAAATAGAGCAAGTTTTGCTAAAATGCTTGAACCAGGACTCAATACCCTCTTTGGGCTTGAGTACGACAGCTATCCACCAGAATACTCAGCGGTGTTCTCTTCCAACACAAGTAACAAAGCATTCGAAGAAGATGTTTTGCTACAAGGGTTCGGAAATGCACCTACCAAAAATGAGGGTAGCGCAATCTCATATGACGATGCAGGTCAGCAATGGACTGCACGTTATCAGCACGAAACAATCGCTTTGGCTTTCGCAATCAGCGAAGAAGCTGAAGAAGATGGCCAGTATGGTTCGATTGCTTCACGCTACACTAAGGCACTAGCCCGTTCTATGGCTTCCACTAAGGAGCTAAAAGCGGCTAACGTCCTTAATTTCTCACAAACAGCAGGCTACACAGGCGGTGACGGAGTTACACTTTTAAGTGCATCACACCCAACCCGATCTGGAAACCAGTCTAATGTTTTGGGAACAGCGGCTGATTTATCTGAGACTTCACTAGAAGCTGTGCTTATTAACATAGCTGATATGAAAGATGATCGTGGTCTTCGAATTGCGGCACAAGGTCAGATGTTGGTAATTCCAACTGCTTACACCTTTACTGCAAATCGTATCTTGCAATCAGACCTTCAGAACGACACAGCTAATAATGCAATCAACGCAATTAAAAATAACGGATACCTACCAGGTGGGTCACACGTTATGCGTAGATTGACAGACTCTGATGCGTGGTTCGTGACAACTGATGTTCCAGATGGACTGAAGATGTTCCAAAGATCGCCTATGAAAAAAGGCATGGAAGGCGACTTCGAAACTGGAAATGTACGTTATAAGGTGCGTGAGCGTTATAGCTTTGGCTTCACCGACTGGCGTGGCGTTTTCGGTTCTGAGGGAGCGGCTTAAATATAATAATGTGGAGGAGGGTTCGCCCTCCTTCATTCCTTAACAGTCGCATGGTGCGGCTGACGTTTGCCAAGATAAGGAGATAAACATGGCTAATACAACATTTTCAGGGCCAATCCGGTCTGAAACTACCCTTAAAACTATAAGTAAAAATGCTACTACTGGAACAATTACAGAGGTTACTACAATCGGTGATGGCCCTGTAAGTCTTTCAGATGGTAACGTAACCTTAACCAACGCCACTCACAGTGGAAGAGTTTTGCTTGTTCCAGATGGTGGTCAAGACAACACCTATACATTACCAGCACCAATTGCTGGGTCTGTTTTTAGATTTGTTTATGCAGGTGGTGCGGCTGATGCAACAGATGCAATAATTGTCACACCAGGCAATACTAATTTTTATGTTGGTGGAGTAACATTTTTAGACACTGATAATGAAGTGAGCGCAGTATTTTCTGATGGTAACTCAAATAGCAGTATTCAATTAAATGTTCCTGCTGGGTTTGATGTTACAATTATTGGTAAAGATTCCACAAACTATCAAATCTTTGGAACTGTTACAGGTGCAACTGCACCTGCGTTTGCCGACCAGTAATAAAAGGTTCTAATTAAAGTAGGGGGAAACCCCTACTACTTCATAAAGGATTAAATAATGGCTGATATTACAACTGTAACAAAGATCAGCGAAAGTACCAGAGAAGTTACTTTTGCTTTTCAGTATCAATATGTAGATGGTGGCAATGAGAGTGCTGTTTCTAAAATAGATGTTTCCGCTTTAACTAAAAATGCTAATGGCGATACCTGTACAGGTCTTCGTATTTTAGAATGTTGGTGGATTATAAATGCTATGACTGTTGAGGTTTTAGCTGACGCAGATACAGTTATTATAGTTCTTCACCTTGACGAAGGTCAAAGTGGTTACCAAGACTTTACTATTTTCGGAGGTCTACCAAGCACTAGCACTTACGGAACTAATTCAACAGGCGATATTAAATTCACAACAACTGGTGCAGGCGCGGCAGGCGATGCTTACCAGATTGTTATCAGGGCATCTAAAGATTATTAATGGCAACTTCAGGAACATTCGCATATAGACCCGATGTCGAAGAGATTATAGCAGAAGCCTATGAGCGTTGTGGTATAGACCCTCAAACGAGAACAGGCGATCAGGCTTCTTCGGCTAGGAGGAGCTTGAACCTGTTATTTTCTGAATGGTCTAATCGTGGTATAAATTACTGGACAGTTACAAACGCAAGTATAACTTTAGTTAAAGATCAAACGACTCCATATACTTTACCTGTTGGAACTGTAGATCTTATCGATGTTGTCGTGAAAGATAGCGCAGGCACTGACACGGCAGATCAGGTAATAGATAGAATATCGATTACAGATTATAATCAAATTCCAAATAAAACAAGTTCGGGAAAGCCAAGTCAGTACATGATAAACAAGCAGTACACTCCCCAGATTTACGTTTGGCAAATACCTGACGTTACAACTTACAGTTTAAGTTACTGGGCAGTAAACCAATTGGAAGACGTAACAGCATCATATCAAGATGCTGATGTTCCATATCGGTGGTCTGATTGTATATGTGCAGGTCTATCAAGTAAATTGGCTTTGAAATATGCACCTGATAAATTTCAACTTTTAGAAAATGTTTATCCGAAATCGTTTGATTTAGCGGCTTCGGCTGATAATGATGGAGTAAGTTTACGGATTTATCCAACAGGAATGAACTTAGGATAGGAAATGGCAAGATACGCATCAGGTAAAAAATCAAATGCGATGAGCGACATAAGTGGTTTTAAGGTTAAATACAAAAACCTTAAAACGACTTGGGATAATTTGCGTGTCGAGCCTGAAGAGTACGACCCTAAGCAACCTCAGTTAACACCTGCAAAAAATGTTATAGATGCGACAGCTTTATTTCAGCCTAGACCTGATAATGATCCTGACAATTTTACGTTCTTTGTTGGGTATACTCAAGACTGGACAGTAGATCCTAGAAATCTACCTGGTATTGGAATGAATGGTATAGGTGCTGTTGGAAATGGTGTAAATGCAGAAATTAACACTATAAATCTTACAGTTACAGTTAGTGGGGTAGCAGGAACAGGCGCAATAGGAACAGTTGTACTAAATCCGACTGTTGTTGCGACAGGCATAGCAGGCACAGGCGCAATAGGAACTGTAAATTTTGTATTAACACTAACTGAAACAGGAGTAGCAGGTACAGGCGCAATAGGAGGATTTGGTGAAAGTGGTGATGGAAACATGTCCGTTTCCATAACTGAATCTGGAGTAGCAGGTACAGGCGCAATAGGAACTGAAAGTCCTCAAGTCCTTGGTTGGGGCCAAGAAGGATTTGGCGAAGGAGGATGGGGTGAGTAAATGAATTATTCAACTTTAGTATCAAATATACAAAATTTTACAGAGGATGATTCTTCTGAATTATCGGCATCTATAGATCAAATCATTAGCCAAGCTGAAGAGATGATTTTTCAAAGGTTGCCAAACTTGCCATGTTTTAGGTTTACATCCTCAGCGGCAAATCTTGTCGCAGGAACTTCCCAATACACAATCGCAAGTGCAAGAATGATTAGGAATGTATCTATAACGTCTAGCAATGTTGTTAGCTTTTTAGATCACAGGATAGATTCCTATCTAAGAGATTATTGGCCAAACTCGACAACTCAAGGAACGCCAATAATGTACAGTACGAGTTCGGCAGGTACATCAGGAACTGTTATAACTCTTGCCCCAACGCCTGATGCAACTCTTGCTTACAGTGCTGAGTTTATTGCTCCAGCGGCAGGCTTAACATCTAGCAACACGACAACGTGGCTAGGCAATCACGCAGAAAACCTTTTACTGGCGGCTTGCCTGTATGAAACTTCTGCTTTCCTAAAAGACGCAAATACGTTAACCTTATACAAACAACAATTCGATGAATCGGCTCAGTTATTCCAGCAAGAAATGCTAAGAGATTACACGGCTGAATACAATGGAGGAATATAATGGCTATTTCACAGGCAATGTGTACAAGTTTCAAGGCTGAAATTTTAGATGAACAGCATGACCTTGTCGCGGATACAATAAAAATTGCTCTCTACACTAGTTCTGCTAGTTTAGGAGCCGCAACTACAGCATACTCATCTACTTATGAGGTTGCTAATGGTAATGGATATGCAACTGGGGGTGTTGAGTTAACATCAAGGGCTGTGGCAACAAGTGGCACTACAGCTTACTTTGACTCGGCTGATCCAAGTTGGACTTCTGCAACATTTACAGCGAATGGTGCTTTAATTTATAATTCATCTAATAGTAACAAAGCGATTGCCGTATTAGCTTTTGGTGGTGACTTCACAGTCGCAGGCGGTACATTTCAAATTGTTTTCCCAGCGGCAGGGGCAAACGCAATAGTAAGGATCGATTAATATGGCTAGTACCTATGTAAATGACCTCAGGCTCAATGAGATGGCAACAGGCGATCAGTCTGGGTCATGGGGTACAGTAACAAATACAAACTTAGAGTTAATTGCGGAAGCGTTTGGTTTCGGCACAGAAGCTATTACAACTAATGCCGATACGCATACATCAACAATTGCGGATGGTGCAACTGACCCTGTCAGGGCATTGTTTATTAAATATACAGGAACTCTTGACAGCACTTGTACAATTACAATTGGGCCTAATACAGTAAATAAATTTTGCTTTATTCACAATGCAACTTCTGGATCTCAAAGCATTATTATTTCGCAAGGTTCTGGAGCTAATGTTACTATTACCACAGGGCAAACAAAAGCTGTTTACCTTGATGGGGCTGGCTCTGGCGCGGCTGTTATAGATGCTTTTTCTACTTTGTCTGTTGTGGATCTTCAGGTTGATGATGATCTTACTTTAAAATCAGACTCAGCAGTTCTTGGTTTTGGTGCAGATACAGATACCACTTTAACGCACACAGATGGAACAGGATTAACTCTTAATAGCACTAATAAATTATGCTTTAATGATGCAAGTCAATTCATACAAGGTGCTAGTGCTACAGTGCTTGATATTGCGGCAACAGATGAAATTGAGCTTACTGCCACTTTAATTGATGTGGTTGGTAACTTTACTAACTCAGGAACTATTGTATCCGCAGGTAAGATTACAGCAGACGCAGGTATAGACATAGACAACATCAACATCGACGGAACTACTATTGGTCTAAGTTCTGGCAATCTTACCCTTGATGTAGCTGGTACTATTAACCTTGATGCTGATAGCGGAGACGTAACATTTAAAGATGGTGGTACTGAATATGCACACCTTAGCAATTCTTCTGGTAACTTCCACATCCAAACTGCCGCTTCAGATAAAGATATTCTTTTTAAGGGTAACGATGGTGGGTCAGCTATTACTGCCCTGACACTAGATATGTCAGAAGCTGGTGCGGCTACATTTAACGGAAAAATAACCGCAGACGCTGGCATTGACATTGATAACTTCAATATTGATGGAACTACTATTGGTCTAAGTTCTGGCAATCTTACCCTTGATGTCGCTGGAGAGATAAACATTGATGCAGGGGGCGGTAATATCACTATCTTAGATGATGGTACGGGAATAGCTTATCTTGCTAATAGTGCTAGTAATTTTGTTATTCAGAGTGCAGTTTCTGATAAAGACTTGCTTTTTAAAGGTAATGATGGTGGCTCAACAATCACAGCCCTGACACTAGATATGTCAGCGGCAGGAGCCGCAACATTCAACAACGATGTTACTGCTTTCTCTGATGAACGCTTGAAATCTAACATAACCACAATCCCAGATGCCCTATCTAAAGTAAGCGAGATGAGAGGTGTGCATTATGTGCGTAATGAAACAGGCAAAGATTCATCAGGTGTCATCGCTCAAGAATTACAGAAGATAGCACCAGAACTTGTACTCACCGCAGATGATGAAATGGGTACACTAAGTGTAAACTACGGCAATATCACTGGTTACTTAATTGAAGCGATTAAAGAACTAAAAGCTGAGATTGAAGAATTGAAAGCGAGATAAAACATGGCATTACCATCAGCAGGAAACCCTATATCTTTACAACAAGTAAATGTAGAACTTGATAACACAGCAACAGCCACAATCAATATGGGCAGTACTGCCGTGCGTGATTTGTTTGATGTTTCCTCTGGTGCTATTGATATGTCTGATGGGTATGGTAAATCCGCAGTTACTTACTATGCGGCCAGTGGTGGTACAGAAAGTACATCAGGTGACTACAAATACCACACCTTTACAGGGTCAGGAACATTTACAGTTAATACGCAAGGTAATGCCGCATCAGGCAATGTAGATTATGTTGTAGTCGCTGGTGGTGGCAGTTCGGGTAATGATAACTCTTCAGGAGCAGGGGCAGGTGGTTATCAAGCTATTACTGGAGCCACACCCTCCGCGTCTGGCCATCCTATTACTATTGGTGGAGGTGTCACTGGTAACCGCCATTGAGGAGCG